GCTTGCAGCTCTTTGTAATTCCTGAGCTGCTGCAGCTAAATTGGCAGATACCATCTCTGGGTCTTCCTCTTTTAACCAATATCCAGCACTAAAAGGCGTAGCATCATCGCCTGATACACCAGTGGCTTCATCAGTAATTATTCCAACATCTATAAGATGTTTAGCTTGTAGTATAGCATCTGCATATTCACTACTAATAGCTACTCCAGTTAAACTAAATGTTGGAACTGCTGTAGAAAGGCTAGAAGTCCAATCTGCTGGTAAACTGGAAGCTATAGCTACGGTACTTGGTAAACTTTTACTAGTAGACCAATTTGGTAGGGAAGTCCCTATTGATAGAGTACCAGTAATATCGGAAATAGCATCGAATGCAGTCGTGTCAGCATCTAGATCAGTAGGAAGCTTAGCATTCAAAGCCGTCATTTTATTATGTAATAATTGTCCAGCAGCATATAAAACTACACCATGATACATCTGAGAAGGGAAATTACTTATAGTACTATCACTATGAGCTACTGCAACATCTGGTAATACTATACTTATCGTAGCTGTTTCATCAGCCGTTGGTGTTGGTAACACAGTTAATATTGCATTACTAATATAATAAACTGGAGAATTTTTACTGGCATAATATATGCTATCAGTATTAGCAGCATTACTTCTGAATGCTGAATTTATCGGACTACATTTTAAGTCTTCTCCACTTGAAGCTGTCCTTCTGACAACGTCTATTATTTTAGCATTAGTTGTTAGGGCTAAAGTCGTATCTGAGTTATTCAATGTTTGAGCAGAAGCAAATAGAGGTAACATATCTGGGTTGGATTTCTCTATTATAGATATAATATACTGCACACCGTTAGCTAAGAACTTTGATATCTCAGAGTTCTTTCCTGTGGTGCTACCAGAATAATATCCTACTTCATCAATAAATGCCATTATGCATCCTGTCCTTTTCTAGACCTTAACATCTTTTCTCTATTTGTCATCTTCTTAGTCTTTGGGGTCTTTCTTGATACTGCCTTAGCTGTAGAAACTAACCTACCTCTTGACATATTGGCTCTTTGAGCCATAGCCTTTATAATAGCTAGGTTATTCTTTTTCATCGCTGACATTACTACTTTTGCTACTGCGCTAGTCATTTCTTCTTACTTTTTGATTTCTTATTATCGGTGTTTTGCTTTCTACGGCTACTGTTATTGTTTTCTTCTTTGCCCGATCTCCAGGGCCCACCAATATCATTACTTGTAACTATTGTCATATCTCATCCCTTATTTAAAGTAAGGGGGGTTTTTACACCCCCCTAAACTTAACTTATTAAGTGAACTTTAACAAGCTATGAGTTTCAGGAAGTGAAATCTCTAGACCAGCTTCGGTCAAGACGATATCTTTCCGTCCGTCAACGTTGTTATTTTGTACATTAGTGATAATCTGCGTGTCTCTCGACGTGCCATTAGCAGCTAATGGACGATAAGCCACATTCTTAAGGTCTACCATCACAGCATAGTCTTCCCACATTCCTCTAAATAGAGGCTGTTCGACAAGATGTAAGTCACCGTAAAGAGTATTTACTTTGGTTACATTATGTCCGAAAGAACCTTTGATGTTTTGGATATCCATACCATAGCCATTAGAACCACCGCTAGTTGTAGCTGTGTGCCCAAGTGCCATTGTATTACCTAAGAAAGAACTACCGCCAAGCTTATTAAAGTAAGAAAGTACTTTACGAGAAGCAAGAACTAGCTTGTTACCACTATTTCCTGATTCAGGTGAAAACACATCTTCCATCGCATCAATAAAGTCATCATAAGAAGAAGAAGCGTAAGTAAAATGCTTGATTTTACCATAGGCTTCAGTATAGGGTACAATACCCCATGTCCGTCTTATGGGCCCTGTTGATGTTGAATCGTCTGAACCTACACCAAACAACATTGCATGCTCTAAGTCCATTTTGTGTTCCATTAACTTTTCTTGCCATACTCGCTTGTACTCATTAGACACACCACGATAGCGTGTTGCTAATGAAGTTCCACTAAAGAGAGAGATCGCAGTTTTAAAAATCTGCGTATATCCTTCTCTATCATAGAACTCGTCTTTCCATCCTTCAGGATCAGTTGAACCTTCAGCAAAAGCTGAACCCACAACTTGACCTAATTTCGCAGCATCTAAACGTAGTTTACTAGCACTAGCAGGGGTAATTTGCCCTGAGTTAGATGCAGTTGGTACGTACATTGCTTTGATAAAAGTCGCAGTAATCTGCGTATGAGTAGCGCTAGTTGCGATATCGGGATCAGCAGTAATCTTATAATAAGCTACTGCATCGACATCACTACCATCACTACCATCTGCATCGTACTGACAGCCAATAGCAACCATTTGATTGTTCAATAAGAACTTAGGTTGTGTAGCTGTTGTTACGACTTTACCATATTCATCATAAAGACAATCAACTATTAAATCAGTTACATTAAAGGTGCTTGAATAAGCAGCAGTAACCTTAGCCGTCTTTACTTTAAAGTTTCGTCGTTGCCATTGATGACGCTGTTCTAAAAATTTAAAAACAGGATCGTCGGTAGGCTTCTTCGCTACTTTAGATAGATATGTGAAGAAGGGAGACTGTTTTGGAGCGAGCTCAGCAACTCTTTCTCCAAAGTTAAACATTCGCCTGGAATGATCAACTGAGGATGACTGCATGGTGCTTCCAGCACCAATACTGTATATGTTTGCCATAATTTACTCCATTAGTTTCCGTTAATTAAATGGATTCTGCTTGTTGAAATCAGTTATCATACTGTCCATGACAGTATCTTCCACAGAACCCTGATTTTGCCTATTTTGAGAAGGCATAACCCCCATAGATGCAGGAATCTGCTGTGCCCTCTTTACTTGCTGAAATTCCGCTGACGGTCTCCCAACTTGCTGAGGGGTGCTTATTCCTTTATCTGTAGAATATAATTTCCAAAGATTATCGAGACTTAGCGATTGCGGGTCAGACATCACACGAACAAAGTCTTCAGCCGTTTGCGTATCAACATTATATTGATTCATAATCTGACCTTTTAGATTGTCCATTTGTTCTATCTGAGCCTGCTCTGACTCACGACGTTTGATATCATCCTGACGTTCTTGCTGCAAACTGTCACGCTCGTCCTTCATCATGGCTATTTGGTATTCGAACTGTAAGTTCTTATATTCATCCATTTCGTCACGCCAGGACTGTTCTTGCTGTACAAATTGAGCACTTTCAGACTGACTATCTGATATCGCTTCATCCATTGAAAAGTTATAAGGTTTTGCTGGTTTCTCTGGGGGAGCTGGAAATTCGGGCTCAGGTTCTGGCTCAGGCTCTTTTTGACTTTCTTGAGGCTGAGGTGGCTGTGTAGCTAAAGTATTAAACTGTTGCTGCAACTGGTCACGTTCATTCTTAAGTTTGTCAGCCTGTGACTGCCAATACTGATACCGAACTTCATCGTTCTCACCTTGCGGTTGAACATGAACTGAAGGTTCTTCTTTAGGCTGAATAGTAGAATTTACATCCTCTTCTTCAGTCTGTTGAAAGGCTTCCGAGACATTCCCTTGTTCTCCACCAAATATGACATCCTCTACTAATGAGCCTTCGTCCTGAATATCAACTGAACGTGGTTCTTCCACGACAGGTGCTTCCGCTTGAAGGGTATTCATTGTTTCTAAATCAGCCATAATAATCTCCTATTTTTTAGATTGCTTCTTCTTAGGACGAGAAGAAGGTGAACCTGATGAAGCAGCTTCCGCTACTTCCTTTTTTACTTGTCCTAATGCGTCATCTAGGCGCTTCTCAAAGAGAGTGCCAGACATTTTAGCCTTATTTGTCGTTGCCTTCAAATCAGACTTAGTTTTTTCGATTTCAGCTTTCATTTTAGCATGATATACTTCACGCTCTCTTGTCTGCAAGTCTCCCTGCATTTGTTCTATAGTCTCAGTTGCTTGTTGTAATTGTTGCTGCAATTGACCTATTAAATCTGTTCTCTTCATCACGCCTTCCATATCGAATACTTCTGTTTTCTTCAATACTTCTTGCTTGTCGATAATTCCCTTTTCGTAAGCATCCATATACATCTCAAGTTGTGCCATCCTATTTGTTGGCATAGTAGAACCTGTAACGACTACTACATCATACTTACCAAGAGTGATATCGTTCAAAACTTTTATTTCACCAGTTTTGTCATCATATAACTGTTTATTAACTACATACTCCGACATTGAATTGTTTGGCTGTATAAGTCTAACTATCTTCTCTGTGGTATACAACTGCTGCATCATAGGAATTACTATCTGACCAAGTCTCCCAAGACCAGATTCTATATCAGCTAATTTACTCTTTATCTTACGCTGACCAAACTCATCTAGTGCCACCGTAGCTTTGTATGTATGTGGAGCAACTGCTGAGTTTCCTTGTGACATTTCATAGAGGCCAAGTTGATGATCTATATCATTCTTAGCTGTGATTTCATTCTGATACAATTCATTCGGTAGGGGAGTTGGCATTACGGGTGTTGGCTGCCCTTGATCAAAATCAACCTCGATGGCTACTCCAGGCTGAGCCCATTTCTGCTCGAACTCCCTCATATCTACCGAACCTGATGGTATTAAAATCTTTGTATTTGTACTAGTAGTAGCATGGGCGATAATCAGACTTCTCGTTTTATTGATATACTCCTGCATACTCTTTACCATACGAACATCTGACATGGGGTAGGGTGTACGAGTATGCTGGTTCATAAAGAACACAATAGGGTATTTATCAATAGGGAGGATACGAGAATATAAAAGTTTATCGCCCATAATTACACATTGCTTAATTCTTTTGGTTGGTACGGTGACTACTTCAATTTGTCCGCCAGCGACTAATTCTTTAAATGTTATCTGCTCAACTTCAGGTTTTTGTGGTAATTCTAGATTACCCTGTTCTCTACCCTGCTGTAACTGTTGTTGATATCCCTGCTCTATTTGCTGGATCATACCCTGAGCTTGCTCAGGTTCCATTATAATATTTCCATCAATAACCCAAGCTGGTTGATTTAAATACTCGATATACTCTTTCTCGTCGAGTAAATCTTCATAAGAGGTAGGCTTCTCAAAAATCCTAAAATAATCAATAAGTTCAGGGATATATCTCTCATATCCCCTAACATATTCGTCATCATCGCCAAAATTGCCAATGGTCATAGTATCAGAAGTCTCAGGCCAACTAGTCTCACCAGCGTCTTCTCTACCAGTGGTAGGCCTATCGGTTAAAAAGTTTTCTGTAGTAGCATTGCCAATAGCTTTCTTGTACATGGGGTACAAAGCTTGAGCTTGCTTTTTAGTGTACAATCTTGATATAATAACATTCTCCGCATCATCTGCGTGAGGATGTCTAGAATTTGGGTCTATATAAACATCTAATGGGTCTACATCGTGAATACAGATTTCACCCTTTCCCATATCCATCATTGGGTCTATATAAGCTAAGGCACACCCTAGGCCAGTAACATAGTAATCATCAACTACCCTTCGCATTACAGCGTTACCCTCTGAGATTTGCCATATGTACTCAAGTAAACCATTCATAGCCTGGGCTACTTGATTATCGCTATCCTCTCTAGGAGATACTCTGAACTGAGGTTTATTAGCAGTAATAAGAGCTTTAGCTGCTTCCACTGCTGGGTGGATTCTATTAACAACAATAGCGGCCTGCCCTCTTTCCTCAAGAGTACGCTTTTGGTCAGCAGTCCATTGTTTCCCAAGTCTAAACTCTTTGTCCTCTTGAGCATGGGTAGCCCATACTTCACGTTTCTGAGAGTACGTTTTCCAGAGTGCCTGGGTTTCTTCGACTACTTTCTTATTAGATTTAGTAGATTTTGATTCATTAGCCATCGTTGAATATTACAACCTACATAGTCAACCAGTCAAGTAGTTTATTACTTTTTACTTCAAGGTCTGCATTAGGGTCAAAACTGCTTCTTTTTACCCTACAAGCCTTAGCTCCTTCCAAGGCAGTCCAAACAGCATCCATTATGTCATCATTCTTACCTCTGGGGTATGAAAGAAACTCTTGTTGTGCTGTTAAGTCCTGACTCCTAAAAAAGAACTCACCCTTAGCAAACGCTGGGACTAGTGATAGTAACCTTTCGCTTTTTCGATTTCTTGGTTTTACTCCCTTTTCTAGACCAGGGATGTATAAATTTTTCTGTAACATTATTGCTCTAGTGGCACTCCTCAATGCCTCTTGATAAGCAACTGTTTCTATCTTCATCCTTTTTGGAAGATACTTCTGATAAACATCAATAATTTTTTGAGGTTGAAGCGCAGGATCGAGCCTTTTCCTAAAGATGTCAACAATATACTTATTATTGTCAGAATCAATAGCAATGGTAGCAATAACAAAATAGTCAGCACGGGCACTAAGACTACTTGCAGGATCGACTCCCGTATAGAGTTCGACTGGTATAATTTTCTTCTCATCACCTATACTCCTAGTTAGACAGGGTTGATTCTTTATCCTCTCAAAATCATAATGGTGCAAATGTATATAGTCAGGTTTAAATGGTGCATCGTCAGGAGACTGAGCTATATTCATGTATTCCTGATAGAACCCATTTATATTACCCACGCTCTCAAATTCAGTCTTTATTTCTAATATTCGCTTCTTTGGGAATCTTTGAGGCCATATACTCTGTTCATCATCGTCCCATATACTGTACCATAAAGTCTCCCAAGCGGGACTATCTTTGGCCCAATATAAGAAACAATCTTCAGAAATAACAGTACCAATCATAACTATTCTTCCCTCATCAGATAAGGAGGGAATAACCGCCTCAGTCATCCATTTCCTATTTTTTGTACGAGCCTCTGGGGTAAAAGCATTCAATTCTGACTCAAAATCGTCCACAATAATAACATTAGGTCTAGTATCACCCTCAATAAATCCACGAACTCTTTGACCAGTACCAACAGCCACTATACGTGCACCATTTTTCAAAACAATATCGGCACCTGTCCATCTCTTAGCTGTAACAGAGCTGAAATCTCCATATATATCTTTGAAATTCTGACTGTTCTCCAGGTGATACTTTATTCTAGACAGGAAGTTCACAGACTGAGCCTGAGACTCAGATACAATAACAATAAACAAGTCTTCCTCTGGTTTTTTGTATGCTATCTTATACATGGGAAAGATAAGCGAACATACAGTACTCT